CAGCATTCCGTGACTACATGCAGACTAGGAAAACAGGTTGGGCATCAACTGGCACCAACTATCAATATGAGACAGATGCTGGTGATGACAGAATTAATGATGCTCAGTCTGATATGTATGACGGTGGTAACTACACTCAAGTAAGAAGGGATGGTAGTGCCAGTGGTAACCTGGGATATAATAGTAATCTACAAACATTCAGTTCGATCAAATATATTCCACTTGGTTATTCTTGGCCCTTGGTTGCTATTGCAGTCGCACCAACTGGTCAAGAAACTCGATATGGATGGTCAAGATATGGTAACCTAGGTGCTGACAATGGTGGTGGCACTCCTGCTGCACTTACAGTATATAATAATGCTACGGTGGGAGAATTTGATAAGGTTTATGCATGGATCGTAAACAAATCATGGAACCAGAATAGTGACCCTGGTGTTTCTCACTTATACTGCACTGTTGGTAGTAGTAGGTGGGGAGGTAGTAATGTCTCTAATGGATTTACTGTTAATACTTTTGCAGGTAACTCTGACAGTGACACATCTCAATACGAATCAACATCAACAAACTGTTTTGTTTGGACTGCTCTAGTGTCAAAGGGACAGACAAATGGCACAATTGATCAATCTCAAGCACAAACATTTGTTAATAGATTCCTAGGAAACGCCGAAGGATACTTCGGTTGGGGTTAAAAGAATATGTTTTATCATGAAAATGCGATATCTGAATCTAGAGCAACTGAATTATATGAATACCTGAGAAATTCTGCCTGGAAATGGGGATATCTCAGTCATCCTAGTATAGTAAGGAGGAGTATTCCACATTGGACTATCTTTTTCGGTGGACCGACTACATTGGGGGAGTCATGTTATGACTGTGAGCATGAAATTAGTGGATTGATACTTGATGTGTGGAAAGATATCAAACCATACTTAGATCCTGATGATTGTTTGATTCGTTGTTATGCAAATGCTCAAACATGTGGGCAAGATCAAAGACTACACACTGATGATTCCCTAGATACAAGTAAGACTATAATTGTCTATGTGAATAAATCTTGGGGTGTCGATTCTGGAGGAGAAACTATTCTTTGGGATAAAGAAAACCAATTGATAACTCATTCGGTATTACCTAAGTTTAGATCAATCTTAGGTTTTCCTGGTAATGTCTGGCACGGAGTCAGACCAGTTAGTCAGTATAGTGATTCGCTTAGAATGACTCTGATGTTTAAGACCAGGAAATTACATAAATAACAACGTAGGAATTAAAGTAGCATGGCACAGCTAAATGTAAACGCTATTAAGGACTTAGGTGGAATCGGTGGATTCACCTTGTCGAGTGGTGGATTGACCGCTAACGGCACACTAACCGTTACTAATCTCTCAGTTGATGGGAATATTGCTGGATCGTCTAACTATATTATTCCAAACCCTTCTAGTTATCAGGGTAAATTTTTAACCACTAATGGATCATCACTTCAATGGGGTGATCTGAGTAGTGCTGCTGGTGTAAGATCCATGCAAGTATGGACTTCTAATGGTACTTGGACGAAACCATCTGGTGTTAAAACTATCATGGTTACGGTGACAGGTGCAGGTGGTGGAGGTAGCGGACACTGTGAATCTGGTGGTGCTGCTGGCACTTCACAGAGACAAGTTGATGTGACCAATGTATCATCAGTTTCAGTTACTATTGGTAGTCCTGGTGGCGGTACAAACTATTCTGGTTGTGGCGGTAACGGTAACTCTTCTTCCTTTGGATCCTACTGTAGTGCCAGTGGCGGAATCGGTGCCAACTGTAGTACACAGCACGCTGGTGGATACGGTGGTAACGGATCTGGAGGATCCCTTAACATCTACGGAGGTGGGGGTAACGGACACGGATCTCACCACTCATATGGTAACCACACTTCAGGAGTGAGTTACTTCGGTGGCGCACAACCATCATCCCACGGTCAATCAAACTATTCTCACAGACACCAGTCTCATGCTGCATGGGGATCTGGTGGTAACGGATCTCAGCACTCAAATAGAGGTGCTAGAGGACGTGAGGGTGTGGTCGTAGTCCACGAATTCTACGGATAAATACTAAAAAAGAGACTATTATGTCACAGATTAGAGTATCATCTATTAAAGATCTTTCTGATAACTCTGGGTTTCTCCTTTCTACAGGTAAAATCCACGCTATCGGGACGTTGACGGTCTCTAACATCGTCATCAACGGTAAGATCTCAGGTAATAGTGATTACATTATTCCTAATATGTCTGGTAACGAAGGCAAATACCTGAGAGCAGGTGCATCTGGTCTTGAATGGGCAGGTGCTGGTGGTGGATCTGGTATTAGATCTATGCAAGTGTGGACATCTAATGGCACATGGACTAGACCTAGTAACTGTAAATCTATCATCGTGACTGTTACTGGAGCAGGTGGTGGTGGCAGTGGATATACTGAGTCCGCTGGTGCTGGTGGCACCGCTGAAAGAGTAATTGATGTAACTAATATCTCATCAGTTTCAGTTACTGTTGGTAGTCCTGGTGGTGGCACAAACTATGCAGGATGTGGTGGTAACGGTAACTCATCTTCTTTCGGTAGTTATTGCTCTGCATCTGGTGGATATGGTGCTAACTGTCGTCAACAGCACGCAGGTGGCATTGGTGGTAATGGATCAGGTGGCACCCTAAATGTATACGGTGGCGGTGGTAATGGTCATGGATCACACCACAGTTACGGTAACCATTCCTCTGGTAGATCATACTATGGTGGTGGACAACCATCGTCTCATGGTCAATCAAACTATTCCCATAGACACCAATCTCACGCCGCGTGGGGTGCTGGTGGCAATGGATCTCAGCATGGTAACCGAGGTGCTAGAGGTCGTGAGGGTGTAGTTGTAGTCCAAGAATTCTTCGGATAAATACTAAGTCAAGGCATTACGAAATGAGCGTCTTAAAAGTTACTACAGTACGAGATCCTTCTGGTGTGGGTGGATTTACCCTCAACAGTGGTCAAATTACTGCGAACGGTGAATTAAAGGTCACCAACCTTAACATTAACGGCAGTATTTCGGGGGCATCTACTTATGTGATCCCGTCGCTTTCGGGACAAAGTGGTAAGTATCTATCTACCAATGGTAGTAGTCTACAATGGTCAGGAGTTTCTGCTACAGGTGGATTCAGGTCCATGCAAGTGTGGACATCTAATGGCACATGGTCTAGACCTAGTGGTGTTGCATCAATTAAAGTCGTCGTAGTCGGCGCTGGTGGCGGGGGATCAGGTTATTGTGAATCAGCAGGTGCTGGTGGTATGGCAGAGAGAGTTATTGATGTAACTAACACTTCGAGTGTTTCAGTTACTATCGGTAGTCCTGGCGGTGGTACAAACTACGCTGGATGTGGTGGTAACGGTAACTCATCAAGTTTTGGATCATTCTGCTCAGCATCGGGCGGATACGGCGCAAACTGCCGTCAGCAACATGCTGGTGGTATCGGTGGCAATGGGTCAGGTGGCACCCTGAATATCTATGGTGGAGGTGGCAATGGTCACGGATCTCACTATAGTTATGGCAACCACTCTGGTGGATCATCCTTCATGGGTGGATCTCAACCATCATCACACAACCAAGGCAACTATTCACATAGACACCAATCACACGCCGCATGGGGCGCGGGTGGTAACGGATCTCAGCACGGTAACAGAGGTGCTAGAGGACGTGAAGGTGTAGTTGTAGTTTACGAATACTACAGCTGATAAATAACAACGAAGGAGATTTTAATCTATCATGGCTAAATGGGCAATCTGCGACGCAGCGACAGGTCAACTTAACGACATCTGCGATGAAGAAGATAAGTTTGAGATCTATGAAGGTCCAGACGCTAACATGAAGTGGGTGCCAGTACCTGATGATGTCACCTATGAGCACAGTATGATCAATGGCGTATGTGTCCATAGAGATGACCTTGAGGATCACAAAGAGCGTGCAACTGTTACCCGTGTCCTAGGATATGGCACCACTGGTGAGCAACTAGAGATGCAGTATTTGGATCAGTTAGATGGTGGCACACGTTGGAAAGATCACATTGCTAATGTAAGAGCAACCACAACTTCACCTAGTAGTATTCCTGAATACGTGCCTAATCCTAAGCACTCACAACTTGAAGGACGTAAAGCATGGGATCAATGGGTTGACAACTGGACTCCACCTGTGTAAGATAGTGATCTAAAGTCTAAGACTTTCTTTATTATATGAAAATTTGTATTGTTGGTGGCGGATCGTCTGGTTGGATGACCGCCTCTACTCTTGTAAAAGCATTTCCAGATTGGGATATAACCCTGATTGAATCGCCCAAAGTTGCCAGTGTTGGCGTGGGTGAATCTACAACGCAGTTGTTTAGACAGTGGTTGCACTTCCTAGGTCTTAAAGATGAAGAGTGGATGACTGCATGTGATGCAACCTATAAGATTAGTGTAAGGTTTCATAATTTTAATAAAGTTGGTGATAGACCTTGGCAGTATCCTTTTGGTCAACCAAGAACTGATACTGATATCCCACCAGATGTGTGGTGGTATGCTCAGGCAAAACGTGGGTGGACTAATGATCAGTTTGCCAAAGACTTTTATGTGACAGCATATTGTGCTGAAAAGAATTTGCTGCCTGTTGATCATGAATACTTTAAGATTGGTGGACAAACAGGGTTTCACTTTGATGCAGTTAAGTTTGCAAACTGGTTGAAGGAAAACTATGCAATACCTCGTGGTGTAAGGTATGAGCAGGAGCATCTAACTAGGGATATATTGAATGAAGACTATGATCTATTCTTTGATTGCACTGGATTCAAATCACTGCTGAATGATAGTGAGTGGATTGATTACAGTGACTACCTACCTAATAATAGAGCATGGGTAACACGTCTCCCTTATACTAATAAAGAGGAGCAGTTGAAACCTGTCACTGATTGCACTGCATTGTCATCAGGATGGGTATGGAATGTACCAACATGGGAGAGAATTGGCACAGGATATAATTTCTGTGATAAGTATATCTCTACAGATGATGCACTACAGGAGTTTGCAACTCACCTCAAGGTTAATCCCGATGAGCATGGATTCAGACTGATAGAATATAAGACAGGACGTAAGAAAGAGATATGGAATGGTAAGGTTGTTTCTATTGGTTTGAGTGCAGGATTTATCGAACCTCTAGAGTCAAATGGTCTGCTATCTACACACACATTCTTGACACAATTCTGCCGAGTAATGGCAGGTAAGGATCATGTCACTCAGTTTATGAGAGACACCTTCAATAACAACTCCAACTATAATTTTGATGGGTTTGCATCTTTCGTTGCACTGCATTATGCAATGACTCAACGTAATGACTCACCATATTGGAGAGCAGTTTCTAATATCAGATATCCATATGATAATCTGTTTAAGTCTGCCCAGATCAATTATATGGAGCAATCGATTCACTTCCCGATCAAGATTACATGGGAGAGTGATTCATTGTTGTGTGTGATGGCAGGACATGGATGGAATCCATTTAATGATGTTATACTAGATGAGATGGAATTCTTCGGTGGTGTGCCTACTAATGCTCGTGCAAATACCTTTGAGATCCCTCCCTACGAGGGTATAGATACTATGACGACACCGCTTAATTATTATTTGAGGACATTATATGCGAGTTGAATCTATTGTTATTGTTGGTGGTGGTAGCAGTGGTTGGATGACAGCAGCAATGTTATCCAAAACATTCCCTAAGATGCAGATTGGTCTGATTGAAGGTGCTGAGGGACCAATTGGTGTGGGTGAATCTACATTGGGTCACTTTAATCGATTCCTAAGAAGATTGGGATTGAAAGATAAAGACTGGATGCCTGCATGTAATGCAACTTACAAGACATCAATTGCATTTAAGAATTTCAGAGATGGTAAGGGAGAGAGATTCCAATATCCATTCGGAGAGTTTGATCTATTTGATTATAAAGACTCATTGATGAGATACTTTGAGTTGCAATGTGAATATGGTATGGAGAAGTATCCACCAGAGCAATTTGCTAACTTTGCCAACAGTCAGACATACTTAGCAGATCAATGTAAGATCTCTGCTGATGCTATTCCTGACTGCATCTATAATATGGATAAGGATACTGCATATCATTTTGATGCAGGATTGTTTGGTAACTATCTAAGAGATACTATCTGTATTCCTAATGGTGTGTTACATCTCAAGGGCACAATTGAGAAGGTAATGAAGAATCCTGATGGTAGTATTGACTCACTTGTTACTGATCAGGATGGATTGATTCGTGCTGATCTATACATTGACTGCACAGGTTTCAAGTCACTGTTACTTGAGCAGCATATGGGTAGTGAGTTTATATCATTCAAGGATAAACTATTCAATGATACAGCACTAGCAACACAGATTCCATACTCTGATCGTGAGAATCAGATGGAAACATATACTGACTGTGTTGCAATGGATGCAGGATGGGTATGGAATATCCCACTATGGAATCGTGTTGGCACAGGATATGTTTACTCGTCTGATTATATCAATGAGTGTGAGGCAGAGGTAGAGTTTAGAGAGTATCTCAGTGAGAGATATACGCCTGAAATTGCTAAAGATGCCAAACTACGCAAGATTGATATTAAACATGGTAAACGTAATAAGGCATGGGTTAAGAATGTTGTGGGCATTGGATTGTCCTATGCATTCTTAGAACCTCTAGAATCTACTGGACTGATGACAACACACGAGAATGTCTTGCTGTTGTGTGATGTTTTAGAGAAAAGACAGGGATTCTATGCTAGAATGGAGCAGGATGCATTTAACTACAGTTGTGATAACATGATTGAAGCAATGAAGTGTTTCGTTGCACTTCACTATGCACTCAGTCAACGTGATGACAACCAATACTGGAGAGATTGCACTAACATTAACTTTGATATTGACCCTACATGGAGACATTCAACTAGGGTTGCTCATGGTAATACAGTTGTTATGCTTGAAGGTATGGAGAATGCATTCAATAACCTGGAGCAACATAGTGGATCTATCTACATTGCTGCTGGTCAGGGTTATCGTCCATTCTCAGAAGGAATGTATCACGAGAAGAAGTCTACTGCCCCTGAATTAGATGAGTGGATGGATGACATCCATGATATTCATACTAAATACCAACAAGACCGCAAAATGATGATCGACTGGGTTGATCAACTACCATCACACTATGAGTACCTGAGGGACAACATTTATGATCTTCAAGAAGAAGAAACCGTGGGTTAGATTCTATTCCGTTGATCCTGGAGTTGCTGAATTGCAACCATGGATACCTGCAGCAAAACTGCATCGTAAGTGGCGGACAGAAGCACTAAAGCAGACTGCTAGTAAAGAGAAACGCTGCCCATATCTCAGGGTGACTAAACTCTGGGAGAGAATGTCTGCTGAATTAAGAGGAGATGATAGCATCCCTGAGTTATACGAACATGCCGTAACATGCCCTGCATTGCGTGATGTTATGGACTCAGGTTATGTGTTAAAATGTCCTGCTGATATTCTGATCAAGACTGATGGCACGGGTGTAAACTTTCAATGGATCTCACAAATGAGATTCTGCACAAAAACAGGTGGTCCAGGTAATCCAGGCAAATATGTGTCAGCACATATACCTGAGCAGACTACAGGTGTGCGTGAGTTAGTTAACCAGCAGAAAGATGTACTTGACTGGACAATTAAACTAGAATTGCCATGGAGAGTACAAGCACACCCTGATATTGTGTTTATTCAAATGCCTATTCCCTATTGGGATGAGGATAGATTCACACCACCTACAGGTATAGTTGATCCATCGTATTCATACGAGATTAACTTACAACTATTCTGGCACAAGATTGAGGAGGGTGAGTATCTAATTAAAGCAGGCACTCCACTCTGTCAATGGGTGCCAGTGCATAGAAGTCTCCTAAGTAATAGGAACATTGATTTTCATTGCGAGACTGCCAATGAGGCAGACTTTGAAAACAATGCTATCATGGAATACCAACGACATAAACATTTTATGGAGATGGAAACCATCAAGGAGCGCATTGCATCACACAAGGTAATCCTTGCACTAAATAAAAACATCAAGAGGTTTATGTAACTATGGCAAAAGAAGAATCGCAGATCACTGCACCAGGCGTGCAAGATGTGCTTGAAGTGGATCTTGCTACACAGGCAGGAGTTGCAACTGAAGAAGAAAAGAAAGGAGTCCTAGAAGAGATTGAAGGACTTATCACTTTTGATCAACTCGTCATGAATTTCATCCAACAGTATGATGATGTCAAGGAAGAGTATATCAAACTGCAGGAAGCACTTGATAACATGCATTACACTTCTACGATTACAAAGATCTCACTGGAAGAATTGCAAATCAAGAGAGATATGATGAATAAACTATCAGGTGCTGTTGAAGCATTGTCTCTCTATAAAAATCATGTGGATCCAGAAGTTACTGAGCGTGAGTTTACTTTTGCTGAGTGATGAAAACTGAATTGATATTTCCAACACCTGTTTGGAAGTTTGATAATGTAGGCATAGACCGAGAATCTCTTACTAATTTTGTATATCGTGTGAAGGATGAAGACCCTGAGGGTCGTAAACAATCCAACATGGGTGGATGGCAATCGCATGACTTTATTGATAGTGTCATGGATATCAATCCACTCAAAGATATTAGAAACGCCATCATGGAGCGAGCATATGCTGCTGCTGATGAGTTTGGATTCAATGACTACACGTTGAAGATGATCAACATGTGGATCAATATCAATAACAAGGGTGCATTTAATCACGTCCACACACATCCTGGTGGTGTGTTGTCTGGTGTATATTATTTGAAACTACCTGACTGTTGTTATGGTCATCTCTCATTCATTCGTGACCTTAGTTACTCACAAATGAAAGAATACTGGGGTGATGGTAACAATGTACATCGATGGGATCACATGAATGAGACAGAGCATGATGTGTTTCCAGAAGAAGATCAACTCGTAATCTTTCCAGCATGGTTACAACATGCAGTCAGCAAGTCTGCTGGTGAAGGTGACAGGATCTCTCTATCATTTAATATTACAGCATTTTCTAATCATTATCATGAAATATATCCAAGTAGATGATCTACTGACCCCTAGTTACCTTCAGAGGTTATACACGTTGACATCAGGGATGAATGGATTCCCATGGTTTTTTCTATCTGAAGATATTAGTTACACACCTCAAACTGCACAGTTTGGTGATGTGCATCTAGGTGATATTCCAGAGGAGCAAAAGACTCTGGGATTCACTCATGTACTGTTAGATCAGGAGGGCGTAGAGAGTCCATTTCTGCCTATGTTTCAACCACTACTAGATAGTGTGAGTGATGCATTACCTTATCCTGTGCAATTCTTTCGTGCTAGGTTGGCATTACAACTAGCAAACGGTAAAGACTCACATAACGGACCACATACTGATCATGAGAGTGATCACTATGCAGCATTATTTTACTTACATGACAGCAGTGGTGACACTGTATTCTTTCATGAGTATGATGATCCAATGTATGGTGATGTTAACCAACGCTGGACAAAAGCAAGAACTCAGTCATATAATGAGTGCTTCAGAGCAACACCGAAAGCAAATAAACTATTTGCATTTGATGGTCATCAATTCCACTCATCATCTAACCCGACAACTAATCCATTCAGGGTTATATTGAATCTAAATTTTACTTGTGAGCATGATCTATTCGATTTTACAGAGTCTTAACAAAGACTGGTCACTTGATGACACGCCACACTATTGGAAGGGAGTAATTGATGATCCTCACTATTACTGCACTTGGCAAGATGTAGAGTATTGTCTCAATCATCCTGAGCATTTTAAGATGCAGTTTATCAATAGAATTGTTGCATCGTTTGAAAACTACCCAGTATATGAGAGAGCATGGGGTCCACCATCTCCTGATGCTGAGACATTAGTTAAGATGTTTAATGATGGTCATAATCTTATCATCAATGAGTTTGATTTCATTGATCAAAAGAGACAGAATATCATGCAAAGTGTAGAGGAGATGTTTCCTCCAGTGCAGGCAAGTATGCACATATATGCTGGTATAGGTGAGACTAAATCATTCAGAATTCATGAAGACTTTGCTAATAATTTTATTATTCAAGTAGAGGGAGAGACACACTGGAAAGTATATAATAACCGTTGCTCTAATCTAATGTCACAGAGACATGACAACCCAGAGCATGACTATCTAGATTGTGCCATTGATGTTATAATGACGCCAGGTGATATGTTATACATCCCCGCTAGATGTTATCACCAAGCACAACCTAGCGGTAAACGTTTGAGTGTATCTATTCCAATGCAACATATGTGTCCTTTGAAACGTAAAGACAGGAGATGGCATGAAATCGTATAATCCATTTCCCATCATTCATCGATGTAAGTATGACTTTGGTTTTGAAGATTCAAAACTACAAGCAAGGACCATGGGTCACATGGTAGCAGCACAACAAGTGATCGACGATAACAAATATGAAACCCATGAGAAAGGTGGTGGCACTACAAGTGTAGTCATTAATAGAATCACTCCACCTCATATATGGGAGGAGTTTGAAGATTTTATGCCATGGTTTTATGAGCGTGTTAATAGGATCTGGGACCTATGGCATCTCACTCCAATGAATAAAATGCTGTCAGAATCATGGATCAATGTGCATCCCAATGGTGCATGGACTGATGAGCATCATCATCAGAATGTCACAGTTGCCTGTGCTGCTTATCTATCAGTGCCTGAGGGTAGTGGTAGATTTATGGTGAAGAATCCATACTGCCAGTATAAACTATCAGAACCTCTTGACTATAATTATTATGACATGGGTATGGACTGGGAGTATATCGATGTGCAAACTAATGATGTGCTATTCTTCCCAGGATGGTTGACACATAAGACTGAAGTTAATAAGACAAACAAAGATAGATATGTCATGAGCATGAATGTGATGGGTAACTATGTCAATTAAAGTATTTGATACTAAGGTAGTGAGTGAGGAGTTATTCTCTCAAGTAGTGCATCTCCCATATTATTACACTAGAGTTGATGTGCCACCCACACAATCACAACCTGAATTAGATCTAGCAGGGATGTATTGGACACACCAGTTTTATAACTATTGTCCAGTTGATGATCCTGATGAGTTACAATCTCCAGGATTGCATGGTAGTGAGAATCCATTGTGGAAAGATGTGTTGTCATATCTTGAAGCAAAGTTACCTGATATGCCACCACGCGATGAATGTTATGCAGCATATATCAACGTGCTTAAGTATAATGATAACCCAGGGATTCATTGTGATGCACCATACTTTGCAGAGGATAATAAGACTGTGTTGGTATATCTCAATGCAGAGTGGAATGCAAACTGGGGTGGTGAAACTATATTCTATGATGATAAATTAGAGGCACAACGTATTGTGACACCTAGACCTGGGCGTGTTGTTATATTTGACGGGCGTATTCCTCACACTGGTAGACCACCAACGCCCAAGTATATGTTTAACAGATACATCTTGGCATTCAAATATATGGATAGTGAGACAAGACATAAACTGTTTGTTGATCACGAAATAAATAATATGCCACCCGTTGAAGATCAAGGTATCGCTGGATTAAATGTTGAAACCGTGAAAAAGATTTGGCAATCCATGGACAAATGATCCGAATACGATAAGATATTCATGTCGGAGTATCACTCATGTTTAATAAGTCTGCCATCCTATCTCAACAAGAAAAATCATTGTTGAAGCACGCTCTCTTCTTATATCAGAAGAATGCACATGAAAAACACGGACACATGACAACCGTGCAAAATGAATCACTAAAGAATATCGTTGACACTCTGCATTTGTAATGGAAATCCTGCCTCTCTTCTCACAACCAGTCTATATTGACGTTGTTAATTTAGACCCTGATGTATTGACGAGGGCAGAAAAGACACCCATGCAAGATATGTCCCTAGATGGTGCATATAAGAAGAATGGATTCATGTCACAGGACACACAGTGGTTATCTAATCACTTAGATGTCAAGGATATTGTTGATCAACACATGGACATATATGTGCATGAAGCATTAACAATCAGTCGTAAACACAGATTACAACATCAATCATCATGGATTAATTACCATGGCATTGGTGATAGCGCCGCTGAGCATACTCATGTCAATAGTATGTTTAGCGGTTGTTTGTATATTAAGGTGCCACCCAACTGCGGTGAGTTTCGTCTGAGGATGCCCACCATGTTTCCAACATACTTGACAAGCACTGTGCAACCTGATATCATGGAGAGCAACTACCTTAATCAACGGGAGTTTCCAATCGAACCATGTGAGGGGACTATTATTATCTTCCCATCTCACTTGCCTCACTATGTGTCACCCAGTGACACTGAAGAAGATCGCTACTCATGTGCCTTTAATTATTTCCTTAAAGGTCCATTTGGTTATGAAGACACTGCATTAACCTTATGACTATCCCACTCTTTATCTCTGAATCTGTGCCTAAAGAAGTTAGCAACATCCTACGATCTCTTGAAGTTGGTATGCCTGCAAGGTTTCAAGATTTTGAGGGCACGATTGAATTCGTGAGTGATGAATACATCACCTTGTGTATATCATCCAAACCTAATCCACCAGGATATAGACAACCATACAATAAGTGTTGTCTATGCATATATCCAATGTTTTGGGATGATCTTGAGATTGAAGATGAGCATTTTTATGATCATAAAGCATATCGTGGCACCACAGAGGACCACCCAGGAAATGATCTGCTGCCTGATCTCAACAAGAGGTAGTGTGACAGTTGGGTAAACTGTCCACCTGAGATGGCGCACCGTGTTTCCTTCCTGTATATTATATGCATACCAAAGAAACACGACATGACTACCACCAACACACAACTCGCTGATCAACTGTTTCGCATCGTGCCTAAAGCGATCTCCTTGAGCACACAACGCCTTCAGAAGGGTCTCAGCGTGCTCTCAGGCGGTCGTTTCAACGACCTTGATGAGTATTTCGGTGAGACTACCGTAGACAAGACTAAACTGCTTGCCAACGTGTTTAACCCTGCTCTGCAGGATGCTGCAGATCTCAACCGCGTTGACTACATCACCGAAGAAACTACTGGTTACGATGCTATTCTATGTGGTGAGAAACTAGAGAATAAGTTGACACTCACGCAGTCAACATCATCCTTCGCTACTGGTAACAACCACAGCAAGACTAAGGTTGATAAGATCTTTTGTGTTAAAGCAACTCAAGTGGGTAACATCTTCCCATCTGTATTTGCTTGCATTGTTGATCTCTCCACTGCCACACATCCTGAAACTGGTTGGGATGATAAGGTGACAGAAACTGGCAAGAATAACAACGGTTTCTCTACTCTTCGCGTCCACAATGATGACCTGCACTGCATTACCGTAATCTATGGTAAAGTGCGTAAGACTCGTAAATTCATCCACACTGACTATGAAACTCTCGCTGAATGAAACTCACCTCATGAATTGCATCGATGGTATGCAACTCATGGATGAGGAGAGTGTTGACTTAGTTGTTACCTCTCCTCCCTATGATGACCTGAGGACATACAACGACAGCAGTCAATGGGATCACACTGTGTTTACACAGGTCGCAGATAACCTCACTCGTGTGTTAAAGCAGGGTGGAGTTATCATGTGGAATGTTAACGATGCCACAGTCAAAGGATCAGAGACTGGCAGCAGTTTCCGTCAATGCTTATACTTTATGGATCAATGTGGTCTCAAACTACATGACACCATGATATATGAGAAGACAGGCACTGCCTTCGCATCTGGTCCTAAGAGTGTAAGATATACTCAGATCTTTGAGTATTGTTTTATACTCTCCAAGGGTAGACCCAAGACCATTAATCTTATCCAAGATAAGAAGAATGCATGGGCAGGGTATACGAGTTTCGGCAATGCTAAGACTCGTAAGAAGGATGGCACCATGAATGACCCAGGCAAGAAGTCTAAAGTCATTCGTGAGTATGGTGTCAGGACTAACATTTGGAAGATCAAAAACTCAGGAGGTTTCGGACAATCATCCAAGGCAAGTTACAAACATCCAGCAACTATGCCTGAAGAGTTAGCACGAGGGCACATTCTTACATGGTCTGATGTTAATGATGTTATTCTTGATCCTTTCATGGGAGCAGGGACCACCGCCCAGGTGTGCCTAGAAGAGAATCGCAATTTTATCGGTTTTGAGATCGATGAAACATATCATCAGATGTGTGCCGAGCGTGTGCTACCATGGACAGACAATGTATTCACTCGTTTATTATGACAATCGCAAACACACTACCATTTGAGATCACAAAGGAGAAGACAGTTGGCATCTATCATTTGAATAGAGATCATGCCCAATATGTCATCGACAACCACAATTTTGATAACAGAAAGATCTGTAAGAATCACATCAATGAGATCTATTCTGGTATCAGAGAAACAGGTTGGTTGTATGATGGTCAACCGATCACATTCAATGAGCAAGGTAACCTAACTGAGGGACAATATCGTCTCAGTGCTATTGCTAAATGGCATGATCCTGATGATACATTTGAGTGTATTGTTGCGACTGGTGTTGCCCTTAACTGCTTCTCAAATACTGTGCTCGCTAAACCTAGACGAGCATGTGATGAGATCCAACGTAAAGATAAGACTGCACTTGCCAGTGAAGTTGCTATTCTTGGTGACGTATTACGTCGGCGTCGTGGTGTCAAACTCACAATCAATAATGCTGTGAGAGAGTGGGAATTGTGGCGTGATGACATTCGTGAGGGTGTTGCACTGGTTGATACTTTCCTCACAAATACTGAGAAGTTTTCATCTCAGTCGAAAGTATTAGGTGCATGGGCAACACTTGCCTGCTCACACAAGTATAATCAATCTGCTCTAACTTTCCTTGAGTTGTTAGAGGAGGAGATTCTTGCTCGCCTGGATGGTAAAACTACTAAACTAACATCTGATATAATTACTTACTGGAATTCAAATTCAGTTGACATGAGTAATGAGGGTCGATTGACTCTATTCTATCAACTATTGTGTATTGGTCTTGATCGTATCATCACCAGTGAAGATGGTAGGATTGAGTTAAATGTCACAGTTGCTGACATGCACCACGACAAACTCAAGAATCGTGGTTGTTATCGTAAGTTTCTATCATTATGATGCTACCTGAAAGTTTCACACACAAAGCACCCAAAGGTTATTATTATGAGGTTACACAACATAAGCAGAGTGTCTTATCTATTTGGATTTGCAATCGTGCTGAATACGTTTACAACAGTGGTGCTCCTGTTAAATCTATCTGGGGTTTTTACAACACAAGAAAGCACACCTACATTGCTCCAATCAATCACAAGAAACCAGGAAAAGTAGTTGACTTTGCTGACACTCGCCCGTATACGTCAATGCAACTCAATCTAGGTCCACTTGCAGGCATTCTATGTTAAGAGGTAAATGTAAAGTCACGCCCAAGAGTGACAAGGCAAAGACCATCTTTGCCAACAATCTAAACTCTAAATCATTAGTTTATCTTGAGCACAAACGTGCTGATCGCTGGTTTTTCAGTGCTATCGACAACGTTGACTTCTGGTTTTGGGTAGACTATCCACATGACAATGACTGGGACTATCATGAAATCAACTAACGAATTGCCACCCTATTTCACACAGACCAGTGATGCCCCTTATGACCGCCACCGTTATAAGATATGGTGTACAGATAACAGTGTGAAGATCGTATCCTCATGGGAGGAAGCACAAACAGCGTGGTGGAATTATCACCAATTCATTAAAACTATTGAGGTAATCGATGCAAAACAACAACAACCCAAAGGATTTCAATGACGTTGATGGTCTCTCCATCACAGAGAATGATGATGGCACATTTGAAGTACAATGGGACGAGAATGACCCTAGATATAGTATGTTTAAGGGTCTAACTGAAGAGCAGATTCAAGTCATGATCACAGAAGGATTGCGAGAGATTATTAACAGGGAGGCAGATGATGATGAAGGATGGTAGATCCGAAGGAGAGAAAGTTGCCAAGGCATTAGAGCAACTTAAGGACATGATGGCACGTTATGGCGATTCTACATTGGATGGTGAATCCCTTGAGGATAGTATCAGTGAGCGTGTCAACAAGTGTAAGGAATTAAACGAATTATTAGACTCAGCATATGATGCATCCCAAGGACGAGATAACGATAGTTGATGATTACTTTCCACGATGGATGGTGGAGAAAGTATCACAAGATCTAGAGTTTATGCCTGTTAGGTATAATAACTCACCATATGCAGATTTTGAGAAGGCACGATTCTTCGGGTCAATGTTAGTGGAGAATGATCAATTCATTGACATTAAACCATGGTGGTTTATTGAATATTTCAATCACTGCATGTGGAATGATTTGTGTAAAGAATGGACTGTCGGTCATTGTCATCGTGTGCTCTTAAATGGTCAACTTGCTGGTCAATCAGGGTGTGATCATACTGATGCTGATAGTGATAATTATTTGAGTGTTATCTACATGGGACATGGTAACAGTGGCAATACTGTGTTTGAGGATGATACTGTAGAATGGAAACTAGGTCGCTTAGTTATATTCAACTCAAGTGTGATCCATCGCGGTGAGGGACCTGAGAGCGGATATCGTGTGAGTTTGGGAGCGGTCTACCCTAGTGTGTCAATCCGCAAACTGGTATCAATTGACGGCACAGTGGCACCCTGACCCCTTATAATTGATTCATCAGCAAACGACACGATGATCAGGACTATCACCAAAGCACAGGCGCTAGAGCAATTCCGTTACAACTGGAAGGTTGACACAAAACAGAATCCTCGCCTACGTGGTGATGCTGTTGCTAAGCGTCTAGAGTGGTCATACTTTACTGACTCACTTTGCCGTGAGGGTTATATCACCATGAAGAAGTACGAGTCATGGTCTAACCCTTTCTGATCACCCTTAATTAACAACAATGACTGACTTTATTTGTGCCTACTTTGGTAAAGATTGGACCATCACTGCCCGAGGTTTCGCTAACACTCAAGAGGCAGAAAAGCATGGTCTGTTTATGATGCCAACACCAGGATGTTTCGGTTTCGCTGTTATTGCTGAGAATGACATTGTGGAGGGTTGGCAACTACGACTAGAGCGTAGTTTGTTATCACCAAACGAGCGAGTCATCAAAGATGATCTCAACAACTACAAAATTGTTTCTTATGCCAATTGATAGTAAAGCGAGAGTATTAGGCAGCGTTGGTGTCATCACTGCCTATTTTGTCATCCTCCATGTGAATATCTTACTGGGTGTAAGTATTCAACTAATTGCTGATTTAATCAGTGTGCCCTATTTTGTAAGAACTAGAGCGTGGGATGTTGTTATTATGCTTTCGTTTTTGCTCGTGATCAGTCTCTCAAAACTAACCACCTCGTGAAGTGTCCACTATAGTGGCACAGCACCCCAAAACCGTGTATATTAAGAGAGTCAAAGAAACGCATCACATGCAACTCACAAACAACGTCACCATCGTCGATTTCTTCCCTGAGGCATTCATTGCTGAGTCTGATGAAGTCAAAGGCATGAAAGTTGTCGTCAAGCGTTTTGTTAAGTGTGTCACATTTCGTGCTAATGGACAACAGTCTTACAGCACTGTGACATCACTCACAGCACGTAATGAGTGGGCAGAGCGTATCGCTGGAGGCGCTACGGTTACTGACTACCACACCGACAAGATCCCTGCTAATGTATATCGTCCGATGGCATGTGTGGGTTGATTAACTAACACGGGGGCAGCACAGTATTAAGCGTAAGACCTCCCACAAACTCCTAATCAGGACACCATGGCAACATTTACTAAACGACAACTTGAGTTAATTGCTGATGCTGTAGAAGACTATGCTGTGTTGATTGATGAAGACGCCGCTGATGAATGTGGCGAGATTCTTGACATCATTGAAGCAGAGTTAAAACAACCACCAGATGATCCACAGGTTTCACTATATCGTGAAATCGTCAATTTTTACTCAAACCCCCTAAATTCATGAATTACGACATCAACGAAAAAGAAACTTCACTAGATAACATGGGTGATTCATTGTTGGAAGCAATGAGACTCTGCATCGAAGATTCACGCGCTGATGATGCTAAAAGCATCTTAAATGAGTGGGTTGTTGATGGTCGCGATCCTATGGATGGTGAGTATGAGTTTATCTTCATCCCAAATAATACCCTGATTAATTGATGTAATGTCCCTGAATAATGCTAGTAGATTGAGGACTGCTTTACAACAGATTAGAAGCATTGAGAAACTTGCTGAGGATTTCCATTATTCAAAGCACATTCTCAAGCACACTAACGTTGTAAAGTATGAACTTCAACGACAATTAGCATTAACTAATGCACATCCAGACGACCTCACCAGCGACACCTGAGACCGTGTGCCAATCGGCATACTGTACCCAAAATCAGGAAAACCCGTTGCATGGTCCCCTGGTTCTGGTATGATTGGCACATGACAAACAAGAAAATGCTTCTCACCGATTCCTCCTTCATCCAGGCGCTGCGCGACCTGCCTGCCTTCCTGCTCAGCACTGATGCTGATCTTGATATGGCATACGATTGGGTCGCTGATCAGTCCCGTCCCTTCGCTGGTGACCTCGCTGCCTTCGATCTCTTTTATGATGTCTACAACGAGACTTTCGACGCTTGATTGAGTCTAACCTAATCACACTATCTAACAACATCATGATTGAGACTATCGACATTGATTACACCACAGTGAGTGGCACTTCTATCCTCTACAGTGAGGACGTATTCATTCAATTTGACTGCATTTATAATGATGCAGGCATCAAAGTTCCTGCATTTCAGATCACTGAAAATATGGCAGAAGGTGGAAAATATAGAGTAAATGCACGTCGTCAGCAATACACAGCAGACCACACTCTAATCTACATTTTCCCACAAATCACCACGTTTGACACCATTGACGAGTGCAAACAATTCATCTTTGAGTATATCAACGAGTCAGTATCTCAAGCGATCTTCGATGATCAGCACCGCAACGCATTGGAGGCACTTAAGTGAGAATTATCCTTGCTGCGATTGTTGTCATCGTTGGTGCAAACATAGGCATCAGTGCTATCAACAAGGTATCACAATTTCAAGAGACTAAGATGACACGATTCTGTCAATCTGTCCCCGTTGGTGCTAGTTACGATGACATCTGCAGCGACTACCGTTGAGAGTGTGACAATCGACTAACCTGCACACCAGCACCCTCTAGGGGGTGCTTTTTCATGGGTTTTCCTGTATACTTGTTATATCGACAAACAAACAAGATTTTGATCACACTCCGTCCCCACCAGTCACGCGCTCTCGACGCGCTTTGCTCCACTGGTCACGGTCAGGTGATCGTCCCCACGGGCGGTGGTAAGACCATCATCATGATCGAGCACGCTCGTCACCTGCTGACGCACGGACCTCGCACCATCGTCGTCGTTGCTCCGCGCATCCTGCTCGCTAATCAACTCAGCGATGAGTTCATGGAGCACATCAGCGGCACATGGACACACGTCGCACACTGCCACAGCGGTGAAACACATCATTTCTCTACTACTAAGAGCGACAAACTTGCTCTCTTCAATAACACTGCGCGAGCAGCAAATGAGTCCTGCATTATATTCACGACTTATCACTCTTTGCGCCGTGTTGTAGATAGTGGCATCGATGTTGATGCTATCTATTTCGATGAAGCACACAATGCTTGCACACGTAATTTCTTCATTCCTGTTGCTGCAATGAGTCTTCATGCAGATATGAAGTATTTTTTCACTGCAACACCTCGTGTCTCTAATCGTCATGATCGTGGCATGAATAACGTTGAGGTTTTTGGTCCTGTGCTGTGCAATGTGCCTGCTCCTGAGTTAGTCCAAGGCGGTCACATTCTCCCCCCTACGATTGTCCCTTTCGAGACAGATCACAGCGTAGATAAGAAGAATCCACACCTTGTCCACAGTAACACTGTGCAAGACATCATCGACAATCTCGATGAGACTGACGCTGCAAAAGTGTTGGTTGCTGTGCCTTCTTCTCGTGTGCTGGGTAACATCCTCGGCAGCACAGATATCCTCCATGAGTTGTTTGAGCGTGGTTACGATGTGCTTCATGTAACATCTAAATTCGGTGCATATGTCAATCGCACCAAGGTATCGCGTGAGGTATTCTTTGAGACGTTGACACAATGGGGCAAAGAAAAGGATCGCAAGTTTGTGATCTTCCACTATTCTATTTTGTCTGAGGGTATCAACGTCCCTGGTCTCACTCATTGCATTTTGCTCCGTAATCTTAACGTTGTTGAGATGGCACAAACGATCGGCAGAGTTATCCGTCTCGATCGTGATGACGCTGCACGATTGCAGTCAGGTGAGTTACAACCACAGCAGTGGAGTTTGTATAACAAACCCACAGGTTTTGTGACTGTGCCTGTGCATCGCAATTATGGTGCCGCTGTTTGTAAGCGTCTCCAGCGTATTGTTGATGAGATTTTTGTTAAAGGTGTCCCCGCTACTGCACTCGTTTGATGATTGATTTCTCTCGCTTCCAGATAGACAGAATGACCCGCTTGATGCATACATTGAGCGGTAATACTGATCCCACTGAGTATTTCGACTTAGGCAGAATGATTGAGTTTGCATGGCAAGAATTCAGTGATGATCAATTGATCAGAGTTAACAAGAAAGGCGTTGATCTATTGGGTGCTGAGGACTCTAAGACCTACGAATCTAAAGGCATCACATTCAAGAATAAAGGAGTGAATGCAGTGCGTGGTGTGATCGTAGCGAATGGATATGGAGCACCATCATTAGATAGATTTCACGCTGCTGATTACTATCTCTTCACTGATTACAGAAACATGAAGATCGCATGGTGTCATGGTCATCAACTCTATAACGTGAAAATACAGGGTAGCACTATCACTGCCTCTGCTAATCCTTCCCCTGATCAATTCTTACGCCTGCCACTGATAGCAACACCAAATCGTAATTTCTTCGAGGATAAGCATCATTTCATAATGAATTACATAAACAAGATGTAATGTGACAGTGTAACAACTGTACCCAAAATACGGTTAACCCCTTCACAGGGGTGCGCTCATGCTCTATAATTAAAACAACGAGGGGCACAGAAGACCGCCTCTCACAACTCACCTAAATCAGACTCATGCGTAAGATCGAAACTCAAATGAATCAAGCGGTTGCCAACTCCACTAACTGGACATCAGGCAACACCACAGTTCATTTCAATGAAGAAGAAAATCTCTCAATCGTGAGACTTCATGGCAACAAGATCGCTGAGATCGGTGATGATTTCCTTCGCATCTTTGATGGCGGTTGGCAGACTGTAACCACCAAATCACGCCTCAATGCTCTCATTGATTGCTTCTGTAATGCTGCGACTGATGGAGTATTTCAAAAGAATTATCAGTGGTTTGTGCGTGACAACAATCAAACCGTTTCTTTCGCTAACGGTTACACCTTCGCAGAATAATGTCAAACATCAATAACGAATCAATCCTAGAATCTATCTTTGAAGAGGTGCAAGAAGATTTCCCTACTCTTTCACCTGAATCACAAGAATTGATCACTATTAAACGCTTTGAGGACTTATGTCAATAACAACTTACGTTGATCACATCTGGACATTCTTCACACCTCTCACAAGAATCTATCCCGATCGCTCTAATCTCTCAATTTCATCAATTCCCCTCTATGTCATTAAGAATCAAACAATCTCCTAAACGACAAATAAGAGGCACTACTCACTACACTAAATACGCATTACTGACACCTCATTAAATGACATCCCTCTCTGATTCTCTCGATAATAAAGTAACACAAGAAACTTACGGTCTCTTTCCAATCCCTATCACCCGTTATTCTGTTACTAATCATGAGGACATTAAACAACAAATACTCACTTGGATGAGTACTCAAGAAATTCAACAAGATCACAACAGAAATGCAATCTGTCACAATGTCTTACAAGTAGGGGCAAATAACAAACTAATTAATGACATCCCCGATCTTGCCCAACTATTAATCAACGCTGTCACACTACATAACGACAACTCCCTCAAATATAACACCTCCTTTGCCTTCTCTGATTCCTACCTTGAAATTGCAAACAAAGACGCAATCTATGCTCCTCATGAGCATTCTAATTGCCTCTACTCTCTCACCTACCTTGTTAACTATGATGAGAAACAACACGCTTATATGAAGTGGAGACGAAACGTTGCATCACATTTTTACCCAGTCATTCAACTAGATACAAAAGAGTTATCTCCCTACAATATGACAGAAGCAACATTCCAACAGTCAGAGGGAGACATATTAATCTATCCCTCTAATATCACTCACGGGTATGACTCTAACCCTTCAGATCAACGTATCACTATCACTGCTAATGTTGTCCCAATCTAATAGTTTTCCACACGATTTCCACAGTTTCCGCATTTCCTGTGGATAATTAAAATGTCTTAATAAATATACCTCCGAGAATTATATCTACGGAGTTATTGTTACCTTAGACCGTAGCACAGCGACATTTTTTTGTCAAATACTATGAGGACACAACACAAACCCACACAGACCACTTGACAATCATGCCAATCGATTCTATATTGGTTGAGTAGTTAACCAAGGACACTTTTGATCTGCTGACAATGGGAAGGACCTACAAACGCAACGACCTGCACAACTCACGACGCCCCAAATCTATCAGAGAAAAGAGACAGTATTCAAAGACGAATCGCACAGTGAGCGATGAGTTTTCCACAGATGAATCCACAGGAAAGTATCAACGCCCATCGCCCCCTAATGCCCAACAACGCCCAGAGGATTACAACTCATGAATGACATCGACAACGATTGGATTGATGACATGCTAGAGGATGAATTCCCCGAGTATGATGACTTAACTGAAGACACCCTATCTGACACCTACACAGACCAATGAAAAGCATCACACTCGACACCAATCCACCTGTAGAGGTAAAACTATGGGAGAAGAGTAAGCGTTACTTTTGGCGATACGATTACGAGGGTTGTCCTAAGAATGGTCCGTTTAAGAGTCAGCAGCAAGCAGTTAACGACGCACGCACATTCTCAGCACAACTATGAAACAATCATCATCCCTATCTAATAAACTAGAGATGCTTCTAGAGTTATACGATGAGGGACAACTACCACCATCTGAGCAAGTACAACTGGCACAGGAGTTAATAGATTTAGATCTAGATGATGACCTGCGACAGTATCAACAATTCTGTGACTATTGCATTGCTGAGGGTATGTGCTATGATGTAGAGGTAGGAGACACTTAGGACAGTGTTTTTGTGCATGGTTTGTGTTACCGCGAAGCGGGTATATTAAAAACGCTTAAGTCCCTAACCTACAAAAGTAACTATCCGAAAGCTCTATATTAATCAAAATGAAACTTCGGGTCCCCCCTACACAAAAAAATTCCCAGTATAATTTTACTCTCTCAACCCCTTTGAGAGCACAGTTGAATTATATCTGGGAATCACTCTCAGAGACCGCTAGGATCGCCGCTAAGGCGCTTCTCGCCAAACTTACAAACAAGACTACCAAAACATGAGTATTTCTCGCAAAGAAGAAATGATTGCCCTTAGAGAGCAATACAGTGATCTCATAGGATTGCCCTGGACAGGACGACGTATCTACGGATGTTATGAAATCATTCGTAAGTATTATAAGTATATCCATGATGACGATCTACCAGACTTCAATGCACGGGGGATTATCACCTTTACTGATGAAGCAATCGAAGAGGGTGGTGCAGAGAAACTGTGGGAGAGTGAATGGGGAGAGGAGACAGACTTCTCTACACTCCTTCCTGAGGATGTAATTCTGTTTAGGTTGTATACCAATCCATTAGGAGGATCATACTCAGCACCACGGGGCAGAGCACCGAATCATGGAGGGATTTACCTAGGTAATGGTTTCATGCTACACCATCCATATGATGCTACGAGTATGATTGTAGATCTAGAGAAAGATGGTAATCGTATTTGGAATACAAGTTGTATCGGCGCAATTCGCAAGAAGTCTACATAAGGTGTAGAAACAACTAACGTATGTCGAAACGCTATGTCCTAGAAGTCGAGGTAGATGAGCACGGTGAGTGCTTCGTTACACTACCTGATCAATTGCTTGAAGAAGCACAGTGGGACGTGGGAGATGTCTTAGAATACTCTGAAGACATCGACGGATCCATTATCTTGACAAAAGTAGTGACTTAAAAAATCCGCGAAAAACCGCGTCCAACATTATGAATGAAAATCCAAAGTTTGAAACCCTAGAAGAATATACCAACTGGGGTTTTGAGCAACTATCCCAAGCGTTAGTCCAACTGACTAATCGCGTAACTGCCTTAGAGCAGGCAATACAAAAGTTTCCGCCTCCTGGTGCGGATATGATTAAATATAAGATACCAGGCAACGAAGAGTATTCTAATTTACCTGAGTTATTTGACGATCTATATACCCGTCTAAATAATTTGGAAGACAAATGATTCGTAATGCCAGCATATCTCCTAGAATCTGCTCGGAGTTTTCCTAATCCTATTAACGGAGAGGAGTATAATACAACCTGGAAAAGACCATCGAGTGGTGACTATGAGAGTCATTCGTCAGGTAATGGACTTGGAAGCGGGACAGATTACTTTATTACCTTTGAGGGTAGCGGACCTGGATCCTATCCTCTGGGTAAAGATGCTGTACACTATATCGGTGATCAAGAGGAGACGTGTGTAGCATACTGCGGATATACCCGAGCACCTGTATACAGATGGTATCGTGGTGCAAAGCGTGATCATAAGTATACAAAGAATTCATCACTAATTGAAGCAGATCTAGGATGTGAGAATGAGTCCTGGAAGAAAGCAGGTAGTGGATATAATCATGAGCCTAGGAAAGGCACTCCATACTTCTTCTGTCTAGATCGTCAGAGAGAGAATAGTGTGCCACTCAAAGTGTGGTATTCATATTGGCCTGACAATACTATTCTAAGCACTGGTAGTCCTTCTGGTGTTAGCACTGGTTGTGGTAAAGGAAAATATTATGAGTGCTATACCATTGGGTATATTTGCACGAATCTATCTGACGCACAGGAATATGGACCTGATGCTGTGCCTCTGTATCATTACCGCTATGGTAGTTACAGTGCAGGTAGTGGTAAAGATATCGATGACTTCTATACTATTAACCCTGCAGAGGAAGTTAATCTAGTTGATAGTCCTATCCCATGTAAGAAACCCATGGATAGGGATTATCAGTATGTGGGTATCGTTGGGTATGTGTATCCTGCAGACGCCCCTAACAGTCCACAGGAGCGTGTTATAGACGTTGGTAAGTTAGGACCTACTGGTCAGTGTGTAGACAAGTCATCCTGGTATGCATTTGAAGAGGATGGTCCCTACTCAAGACCTGGATATTACAGAGCAACCAGCACTCCTGGTGTTGTTGGTTTTGGTAATCCTGACAATGCAGAGAAGATAAGTGAAGCAGCAAACTTTGAGTGGATGTATGGACTCAATGGAGCGATCAAAGGTGCTGTGCCACGCTTCCTAGGGTTTGAGGATTCGTATGACTCACAGTTTTACTACTACTTGTATGACACATCATACCCTTGGAATGGTCCTCTCTTCGGTATCCAGTATGCATTGAATGATATTCCGTGTTGTCCTAACGCTGATGACGATGAGGGTAATCCTATATGCCTACCTAACGAGCATTTCTACTCACACTTCTATAAAATTAGGGAAGACTCATGGGAGACTACTAAGACTAGGTGTGTATTAACTGATGAATCTACCAATGCAGTTAACGAATCCTTTGAAACTATTGACACAGACAGCACTAAAGTCCTGTTTAGATACCTAACAAGGACTGGTGACTTCAATAGAGGTGAGCAAATCAACGGTTGGAATATAGTTTCCGTCCTTTATTACGGTGATCAACTCAAATGTGGCATCATGGAGTTGGAAGGTAGCGGAAGTGCCTTCACTTATCAGCAGAATTTCACTTCTACAGACGGTGGTCAGTGCGAAATCCTTGCTGGATACGGCATTGCAGACAAATGTGCGTTTGCTGGTGTGTATGAATTCCCTAAAAAGGTGGCATACTACAAGGTTGAGCTCTCTCCTAAGGCACTTGTGCCCAATCGTACACTGGATGAGGCGAAACTTGAGGCAGTTATCAATGACAAAGGCGGTATTGATGAGATTGTTATCATTAATAGCGGACGTGGTTACTCTAAAAACGCAAAGGTTACCGCAATTACACCTAAAGTCCTCAAGAATTTCTCTGCTACAGACACTACAAAGCAACTAGAAGACCTAATCCTTAAGGATGATGACTGGAATAGGGCAATTGGTTTTACAGAATCCTCATTTTCGGGGGAGGATCCCATCAAAGATGTGCAAGTTGCGTCTGGTGCATCGAGTGGAGCTCTAGAATTCCCTGTTGACCACGATAATATTGGAGTAAAACTTCGTGGTGCCAAGTTAAAGATCGCTGCATTCGACGAGATTGGTGGTATTAAGAGAGTTAGAGTGGTCAAACCTGGATCAGGATACGATCCTGAAGAGCCACCTGACGTGTTTATTAGCGATCCTGAGTTTATTGAGTATGAAAGTCCCGACATTGGGGACATTGCTGCGCTAGGACAGGGTATTTCTGATCAGTTTGCCAACGTTGATAGTAGTTTACCTACTGGTAAGCAGCAAGATCCTACGGAATGGATCAATACTAACACTGATAATGACTTTAGAGGCGCACCTACTGAGTTTCAGAGTCTAGGTACTACGGGTGTTGGGTCTCCAACCTCCCCTAATCAGGTTGCAAACACGGGTTTCACCATTATGAGCACCCCTATTGCCTCTGCAGCACCCGATTCTTACATCAGAATGGCGGAGCTTGACACAGAAAACGAAACAAAACTGTGTTTTGACCTCCCACCTAACTGTTTGGAGGTGAATGGTCGCGGTAATGTGATCGATGCTATCCCTAAAGAGGACTTCTGGCAGATCATGAGTGGCACTAACGACAAGATTCGCAAGTTTGAGTCGGAAGTTATGCCTGATGTCTACAAAACAGTGATGGAATTGGACGAATATCAGGACTCAGTGTCGCATGTTTACGGTCCTTTCCAGAAAGACCGCTGTTTGACCATGGGACAACCCAAGGTTTACAACATTAAACGCTGGTTTGACATGCCATGTGCGTACATTAGCAACACTGAGAGGGGATCTGCCACTCTTGACATGATTGAGAAGGGTAGAAACCTCACTGATGAGCGTGCTTTCGGTTATTTGCCTTACAAATACTGCGCTTCTAAGATCAAAGAGGCAGAATTTAACGTATCAATCATGATTGAAGGCAAAGTTACGGGATCTCAGGGTCCTGCTTTCATGGATTTCATGGAAAGTTTCAAAAAACCCAAGGTAACAGCGCGAAGAAAGGTGTCTGGTGGTTATAAAACGTGGAATTGTAACAATGGAGCGGTCGATGGGCGCTGTTATCGCGATCCTAACGACCAAAATGACATTATTTTCGTCCCAGTGGGTCTAGATGAGAACACTTTTGACTATAACCGTCTAGGTTTTAGTGAATACGAGCAATTCCAGCTCTGGTTGGGTGACAATTTGACTGGTGGAGCACTCACAGGTGGCGCATCAGTGGGTTGGTCATGGGATGAGACTACATCTACCACCACTACAGACCCTGAAACTGGAGAATCGACCACAAGTAGCACAACTACATCGTATTCTGGCAACGGCACATACACTGCATTTGGTGTGGATTGCAATCCTAACCCCGCTTCTACCAATGTGCCTAACCATGAGTGCTGGGATACCTATGCAAGGAAGACAGGAGCGCCCTCAGACGCCCCTCTAGACGTTTACTGTGGATATGATAGCGAGGGTAACCCAATCCCTGGAAACCGCTTCTGGGAGATCACAGGACCAGGCGTAGGCACCGTACAGAATAGTCCTACAGGACCAGTCAATCCATTCTGTGCAACCTGCACACCTGCTGCAACGAGTTACTATGCTTGGATCTTTGGTGGACCTCCTGCTGCTGGTTTGGAAAATGTTAATGATGCGTCTATTGCTATTGACCCATCAAGAATGTATACCAACTCAGATGGCGACAAGGTATTCAAGATGGGATCTTATAGCGGCACAATGCGTGTAAGGAATTGGTTGACTGGCGGTATCCAGGCACTAAGTAACTCATTAAATAACTTTGGCAACCCATACTTCTCTGAATGTGATGTTGCTAGACCTGATACTGCAGGTAAAGATATTAACCAAGAATTTTAATGGCATACGGATTTCTAAAACCAGTTGCATCACTGAATGGTCTGCCCTGCTCAGGGCATGGTCTTTGCTTACCATCCACTATCCACTCAGTACAAGCGTGTGGCACCCCTCCAGTGCCCTACAGCATCGTCATTAAGAATTTTACATGCTGGTGGCCACCCACACCTCTAATTCCACTCTCAGCGGTCAACCCACTAAGAGCGTGTGTGCTTGTGCAGTTTATCCCTATCATGATCGGTGGAGATACATTCACGCCACACATTGCGTTGTGTACAAATATTGTGATTTACATCTGCCCTTGCGGTAAGGGTGTTTGTCCTATCCCTACACCCATCCCATGCAGCACACTGACTATTGAGGATATGGGTGGTGTCGGACACCCTAGAGTCCTCTTCCCCACTACGTTGACTGTGTTTGCATTCAAGATTCCTGTTGCGAGGATCCTAGATCCACTAGGTGTCGGATTCCCTGGATTCTCATATCCATGCTCTTCAGTGGTTGCTTTTGGGCATCCGACTGTGCTATCATCCTAAGGTAGTTTGAAAGGGACTAATGCCCGCACGCGCAACGACAGGACTGGTTAAAGATGGATGGGTGCCTGGTAAACCAAAAATGACTCGACAGGGTACCTCTAAAAATACTAAATATTCTGCAACATCTCGTAACAACAAAGGTAAGCGTTACCGTGGGCAGGGTCGATGAGAGTCGAGACCCGAGAGGCAATGGAAATGCTTTGGTCTGCTAAATGGAATCTTCCTAAAGCAGCCAAGCATTGCAATCTCACGGAAAAAGAGATGAAGATTACCTTCAACGAGTATTGCAATTTTCATCCCCCAACCTATGAAGTAGAAAATGAGTCAATTAATCGTCAACCTACCAGCAACTAAGGTTTGGGTCCGTAAGGAATATCTTAGGGACCATGTTGATGGACATGGCGAATTTGTAGAGGGCGTCTGGGTATCGGCAAAGTCAATTCCTGGACGTGCTTTTTATTTTGAGACATACTTACCTGAGTATGCCGCCATGTATGATAAGTTGCCTATCAGTGCATTTGTGAGTGATCCTAAAACTCCAGTGGTAGACATGGATCTGCCTAACCTACAATTTTGGAATTGTATGGACTATGGGGTGCGCTGCATACAAAAGCAATTTATTGGCAGCATGGACTTTGAGTGTCGCACTCGTGATCATGGGAATGTTGCTGGTCAGTATCTTTTTACACTAGACAACTTCCACGCTGATGTTGACATCATCGACACCAACGTCAGTGAAAACCCACAGGAGCACAAATCACACAACTGCATTCTCCTAGAGAATGGTCAGTTTGCTTTGTATCCAAACAATAGGATCAGAATCTTTGATCTGTCGATCACTCCTAGCGAGCCCAAGACACCAGACTTCAAAGTATCAACCAAATACTATCAAGTCGAAAATGGTATCAAGTGGGGCAGGTTAGGAGATACCAATGATTACCATTGGCAAACCCCTGAGGAGGAATCTTCTCAATGACCATAAATAAAATCACCATGTGGAGGAATCATCGTGGCTAACAGTCCAGTACCTGACCAGAGCGAAGACTTTATCAAATCGGGTATGCGTCTAATAACCGACCCACGAAGTGATAAATATCTTCATAAGGTGAGTCGTAACATCCAACCACCTGAGAGACCAAAGAAAAAAGAGGGTTAAATGCCTGCTTACAGATTCAGATCAGACCAGTACGTCAGTAGAGGGTTTAAGGACTTAGCAATTTCCTTTAATTCAAATCCTTCTACTGATGACTTTGGTGCTGTAAAGAATGAGAGAGCAATCAATCAGTCTGTAAGAAATTTACTATTAACTATATTAGGTGAAAGACCTTTTCAGCCGAACATTGGAAGTCGGGTGAAGGGTCTTCTTTTTGAGCCATGGGATCCGTTCTCGGCAGATGCTATCAAGACTGAAATCAGTGATTGTCTCGGTCGTCTTGAGCCACGTATTACTGTACAAGATGTGCGGATTGAAGATAACAGTGATCTGAATGAAATTCAAGTTGAGCTTGAATATAAGATCACTGGAGAAAACATAACCCAAGAAGTAACATTCCTCTTAGAGAAGACCTGAAATGGCTGCTATCCCATCACAACTAACATCGCTAGACTTCTTTGAGATTAAAGAGTCTATCAAATCCTACCTCAGAACGCGTAACGAGTTTACAGATTACGACTTTGAGGGTAGTGCTGCGTCGTATCTTATCGATACCCTCGCTTATAACACATATTATACGGCATTCAACGCTAACATGGCGCTGAATGAAGCATTTCTTGAGTCTGCTACGGTAAGAGACAACGTAGTCCGCATTGCAAAGCAGTTAAATTACACTCCTAGGTCAATTAAAGCACCTAGAGCGTGTGTAACTATCCGTGTGCAGACGCAACAGTCGCTAAATGGCACCACATTTCCAGAATTCTGCACATTGTCTGCAGGAGATGTGTTTGTTGCCCGTAACTTTAACGATACTTACACCTTCTGTGTGACTCGTGACCTCCAAACTACCGTAGATGCCTCAACTGGCATTGCGGTGTTTGACCCTGTGTTGGTATATCAGGGTAACTTGCTCACATTCAACTACACTGTTGACTATACGAAGAGACAAGACTATATTATCCCCACTGAAAACGTAGACACCGCCTTGGTTTACGTCGATATCTCTCCTAACGCACAGTCGCAAGAGATTGACACCTACAACCTCGCTGCAAACGTAACTACGCTCAACAGCACCTCTCGTGTTTACTACCTTGAGGAGTCTGATGACCTCAGATACCGCCTAGTCTTTGGTGATGGCGTCCTTGGGCGTAAATTGATCGATGGTGAATTCATCAGACTGTCCTATGTGACTACTTTTGGTGAAGAAGCAAACGGTTGTAAGGACTTTGCCTTCATTGGCACCATTAGAGACAGTGATCAACGCGCAATTGCACCTGCAAACATCGCAGTTGTCACCAGAGAGGCTGCAGCAGACGGTGAAGCACGCGAAAGTGCGCTATCCATCAAGTTTAGGGCACCTAGATCCTTCGCTACTCAAAACAGAGCAGTGACTGAGACGGACTATGAGCATATTGTCTCAGAGATCTATCCTCAGGCAGCATCTGTGACCGCATACGGTGGTGAGAAACTTACTCCACCCATTTACGGTAAAGTCTATGTTGCTATCCGTCCAAAAACGGGTAACAAACTGAATGAGACGACAAAAGCAAAGATCAAGAATGATCTGAAGCCTTATACAGTTGCATCAATCGATCCTGTGATCATTGATCCCACTACTTACTACATTATTCCCAAATCTTACGTTTATTATGACGGGAATAACACTAATAAGAGTGGCGCTCAACTAGCAAGTGACGTTTTGCGTAATGTTGACCAATTTAACAAGAATGGTCAAAACAATCGCTTCGGTGGTCGTGTTGATACGTCGAAATACAACTCGATGCTTGATAATAGTGATCCTGCAATTTCTGGTAGTGTCACTCAGATGACTATCGGTCAAAATCTTGACAAATTTGAGTTTGGTAACGTATTTACTCAATGTCTTGACTTTGGAAACCCACTTTACAACCCATCCAACTATTCAGGCAGTCCAAGTGGCGGTAGTGGCACTCCTTGCTCCACAGATGCAGATTGTCCCGAAGGTCAGATCTGTATAGATGGCACTTGCCAACAAGATCCCAATGCTGGTGGTGGAAACAGTGGAAAATGCGATCCTTCCTTCTCCGTAGTTAAATCTGGCACATTCTATGCAACAGGTTTCACTGAAGATCTTGTTAATCTGACCATGCAAGGCGCTGGCACTAATTCAACTGCCCCTGTTGTATCGTCCCAGTCTATTGCTGACGAAAATCAAGTTTTGGTCCCCGTTAACATCAGAGATGACGGAAAAGGCAATCTTCTCCTTGTCACAAAAAGAGACGAGGTTGAAGTTGTGTTAAATAATGCTGTTGGTAGCGTTGATTATGAAAAAGGTCAGGTTTGTGTAGGACCCATTGCAATTGGAGGCACGCCAGACGACACAGAGCGTCTGCCGATGCAAGTATTGCCATATGGTGGATCTATCACAGTCCCACCTGGCGTTGATCCCACATTATTCGATCCTAGCGTCTTCCCAATCGATTGGAAGACCAATGACATCTCAATCCCCAACTTCGATCCAAACAACTTTAGCGGTTACAATTACGGTGACCCAAGTGGGATAAATATCATTGATTATCCCACGGATAGTTTCACATATCCAGTAGATACCTCCTGTTTCTGAGATAGATGCCACACAAGAATATCACCATTTCGGATAGAGTTGAAAATCAACTCCCAGAATTCATTAGGGAGGAAGATCGACAATTTGTTGACTTTCTCTTCCAGTATTACAAGTCTCAAGAAAAAACAGGTCGTCCTTACGATATCCTGAATAACCTTCTGGGTTATTTGGATCTCGACGGATATACCTCAGACGAATTGTCAAATGACACACTCTTATTGAGTGATATTGGTCTGTACGATAAAACTATCAGAATTGAGTCCATCGATGGTTTCAAAGAGACCGATGGATCTATCCAGATCGATAATGAGGTAATCTACTACGAGACTGTTACTCGTGGACCTGATGCTATTGTTACTCCAGGTGTTTCTCCTGGTCAGTTTGATAAAAAGAAACAACAACTCGAAAATCCCTTCGCTTTGTTTGATGGGACTAGAAATAAATTCCCTCTTAACTTTTTAGGCACTCCTGTAAATCCCCCTTCTGCAGATCACCTAATTGTTATCACATATAATGATATGTTGGTCCCTGGGACTGACTATTTTCTGGAAGGCGATGAAATTCGCTTTGCTGTTGCTCCCCGTGAAAGATCTGGTGCTGACGACTCTGCATTCACTGAAATTGTCTATTTGGTTGGGTATGCCGATCAAACGATCGTCACAACTGATGCAATTCCCTTTGAAGAGTATCAAGGTAAGAAAGAATATCCTCTCAGAGTAAATACACAACCATATACCCCAACTTCAGCAATTGGTCTGATTGTCAAGAAAAACAATCGCCAACTTGAGGCATATACCGAC